TGAAGAAGCTTTTATGAAGCTTGCAGAAAATGCAACACCTGGTAATAACTGGGTGATAGGTGAAACCAATCAAGTTCCACAGAAACTGGCAGAAATTGCAACTCAAATTGTTTATGAACATCAGAACGCAGAAGAAAATACAGATGAGTCTACATGAAGAAATGATTGCGGCTGATGGACTTCAATTCGAAGTTCGTAACTACCGTAAGAAAGGCCAGTACTCTTGGAATTGGTCATGTAATATCTGCGGTGACAGTGCAACCAACTCCCGTAAAGCACGTTTCTGGGTAGATGCTAAGCAAGGTTCTCTTGTATGTCACTGTTTTAACTGTGGTTATAGTGCACCATTTACTTTATATCTCCGCGATCATCATGCTCACCATGCCGAATCATTTCGGCGTTCAACGATTCGTGAAGCGGCACCAACCACCTTTGATATCGATAGACTCTTCAATCGTAAAGGTATCACCGATGATACCCTTTTGAAGTTATTCTACATTGACAAATATTCTGACACAAAGCAGTGGCTCAATCACCTCACAATGAAAAAAATTAAGCTCAAAAAGTATAATATCAAAAGACTAGTAAATTTACACAAGGATTATCATGAAATACGATAATGACAAAGCTCCGCTTGCTCTTATACCATCAGAAACGTTGACTCAAATTGCTCATGTTTTTGGATTTGGTGCTAAAAAATATGCTGTGAATAATTGGCGCAAAGATGCGGATAGTACTGAATGGTCTCGCACCTATTCTTCTATTCAACGCCACTTAAATTCATTTTGGCAAGGCGAAGATATTGATCCGGATTCTGGATTGTCTCATTTAGCACATGCTGCAACGCAGATTATGATTCTTATGATTCAACAAGAAGAAGGCAAAAACATGGATGATAGATATAATAAAAATGAATCAAAAAGAAGCCGCAAAAATAATCAAAGAGTATGAAAAACTTGTGAATGAAGGCAAAGCAGAAGATAAACGAGCTTTAGTAGAAGAAGCTCGAGCCATAAATCATAAGTATTGGATGAAAGTATTTAAGAGATTAAAATGAAAAAAGAAATTGAATATCAAATGTCTCCACAGGAGTATGGTCTTATTGATTACAAATTTAATGAAGGTAATCTCTTAGCAGAATTTACACAGTATGTAAATGGAACTTATAATGAGCATTACTCAAAGAATAAATTTCAGGCAACTGAATTCATTATTGACGGTGGTCATGGCGAAGGTTTTACTATTGGTAATTGTATGAAATATCTACAGCGTTATGGTAAGAAAGAGGGTAAGAACCGCAAAGACCTTATGAAGGTTTTACATTATGCTCTCATTGCCATGCATGTTCATGATCTGGAGAATGAAGAATGATTGGAACGCTAGCACTTTATTTTTTATTATTAGGTCTTCTTTTGGTATTACTATACTATGGAAAAATTGAAGGCGAAGAAGAACATAACTATTACAGAAAAAAATATCAGGAAAAAAGAAAGAATGATGATGAGTGAAAATTGGGTTAAAGATATGAATAACTTCCATGAGTACTATGGTATTCATGACGCAGTTAATGCAATGGATGATGAAAAGCTCAAGCAATTCCTCATCTTTCGTTTGGCATTTCTTAAAGAAGAATTGGATGAAACATTTGCTGCATTTGGTAATAAAGACCCTGAAGAAATTGTAGATGGTCTTATTGATTTATGCGTTATTGCAATTGGTACATTAGACTTATTTAAAGTTGATGCACAAAAAGCATGGAAAGAAGTATTACTCGCTAACTTATCTAAAGAAGTTGGCGAAAAACCGGAACGCCCAAACCCGCTGGGACTACCGGATCTTATTAAACCTGCGGGATGGAAAGCACCAAATCATGGCGGAAATTCTGGAATTCTCACCAAAGCCACGTCTAGGAAATAATTCACTACTTCCTAGAGTAGCAGATGTTCGAGCTCATTTTATTAGTGAGCTTATTCATGAAAAATATACTACTGATCGTAATGGCGGTAAAACAATTGAATTGCTTGGAGCATGCTTCCTTGCTGATGAAGATTCTATCTTTGGATTACCAAATGTTTCTTATATCGAAGCTGAGATCGATTGGTATTTAGGACAATCAACAAATATCTACGACATATATCCTGAAGGTGAGAAAGAACCACCACAGGCATGGGTAGCAACTGCTAATTCTCATGGCGAAATCAATTCGAACTATGGTTATCTTATCTTTGATGATAAATTTTACAATCAATATGATCGTGTTGTGGATGAACTAGCAAATAATCCAGATTCTCGTCGTGGTACTATGGTTTATAATCGTCCATCTATCTGGGTAGAGTTTAATGACAATCAAAAGAATGATTTTATTTGTACCAATGCTGTAACATATTATATCCGGGATGGTCAGCTGCATGCAGCCGTTCAGATGCGTTCTAATGATGTTGTCTTTGGATATAAGAATGATTATGCTTGGCAGAAATTCATTCAGAAGCAGCTTGCAAAAGATCTGGAAGTAGAACCAGGACAGATTATTTGGCAGGTTCAAAACCTTCATGTTTATGAAAGACATTTTAATCTCGTAAATTAATTCACTCTTATAGTATAATCTATATATGATAAACAAAAAAGAAAAATTAATCCTAATCGATTGCGATGGCGTCCTTTTGGATTGGATGTATGCATTCCAAACATGGATGGAAACAATTCACAGGATGCTTCCACATGATTCGGATACATATGATATATGTGAAGCATACGATGTTCCAAACCAAGTAATGGAAGACTACATCAAAGAGTTTAATAATTCAGCTGCAATTGGTTTCTTACCACCACTCAGGGATGCAGTGTTCTATGTTAAGCAACTTCATAAACTTCATGGTTTTGAGTTTCATATGATTACATCACTATCAAAACATAAGCATCCACAGAAACTCAGAGAACAGAATATTGAATATCTCTTCGGAAAAACTATAGTCACCGACTATAAATACCTTGATACAAATGCAAGGAAAAACAAAGTTCTTGCAGAATACAGTGGTTCAAATTGTTTCTGGATCGAAGACAAACCTGAAAATGCATATGATGGTTTGAAAGCTGGGTTAAACCCAATCTTGGTAGCACATGATTATAATAGTAAATGTGATGATCTTCCAAGATTTTGGAAATGGAAACAGATTTATAACCACATTTTGGAAACCTTAGGACATGACACTTAGAATTACACCTATCAATTCAGTAGGTAGAAAAACAAGAGATTATCATGGCATCGATTTTGATTCTGATGCAACGCGTCTTAAAACAAAAATTTACTACGACGGAAATGGTAATGCCCGTATTCTGTCAGAAAAGTATTCGTTAGAAGCTATCAATCAAATTATGGATACGATTGATACTGGCAAAGAACAAACTATCACGGCTACTCCAGCAATTTCTAAGGTTACAAAAGATCGTGTATGGCTCGCCGATCATAATGAAAAGTATAACAATATAGACACACCAGACTATGGCAACTCTGATGCATACGCACTAAGATATTGTCTAGCTCAAAGTCATGCATCTGGCTGGTGTACGCAGGCTGGTGTCAATACGTTTGATATAAATCAATCACTCAATCGACTAGTCATTGCTAACCTTGATACGCCATATAGATATGCTTCTATCGATCTTTCTGGTGGTCCAGTCGTTTTTACATTTAATGATATGCCTGAAAAACAATCTGATCATTATGTCACTGTACAATGGTTTGATATGTTTGGTAAGCACGTAGGTTTTCAACACATATGTGATGGTGATACAACCGTTGCCGTGTGTAGAGAAGGTGATTCAGTAGATGGTGTGGATCATACACAAATATTTCCTGAAACATATGGTGTCGGTCTTATAAGAGTACAACGAATTGTATCTAATAATTGGACTGATCCCACTGCTAACATAATCAGTACTCGCACCGCAGATAGCGTAAGTATGTGGAACGTAAATCCAAATGACTATGGTCTACCACTCAAGGTAGGTACATCTGGCGAGTCTGTAAGATATATGCTCAATGCCATGGATCCTGATGATTTTACGGCATACACTGACAAGCTTCTCGAATATATCATTGATGATCTCAATGATGAGGATACTGCCATTGCAAATTCATTTACAAATAGTGAAAGCATCACACAATCCTTCAGGGTAAACGTAGTTGAAACTATGAAGAACGAACAAGAAGGGTCAAGACTTTCTAATGGTTGGGTTCGTAGAACATATGAAGACTACAATGATAGTGACTGGATGGAAGCTGCTTTCAGACAAAGAAGTGGTATTTGGTTACTTCCACTCAATATAGATTCTTGTGGAGTAGAGTACGGAACACTTTATTTCCCAAACAGAGAATTTTATTTTACAATGCCCGCCGTCAACGCATCTTATTTTTGGTCATTTACAGTATATAACAAGCTAAACTATATGGATAGTACGCGTGAATATACTGGATCGCAATTAGGACTGACACCTGGTCCTGATGGTTACAAGATTTTTGTAACTCGAAATCGTCCAGCAAACTTAAACAATGCTGCAGGTGAATATTGGTTACCTACACTTGACACATCACATAGGACAGTTTTCCGTGTGTACGGAAGTGATGGTAATCGCGTACAAAACCTAAGTAAAATAACCCTACTATAAAAAATGGAAAAAGCGAAATGAAAAAACGTGTATCAGCATATAAAGTGCTAACAGAACTTTGTGAAGAAGCGATCTACATTCATCAATTACCTAATGTCGATGAAGTAATTAAATACATTGCTACAGTTTCAGATTTTAAACATCTGGACAAGCGTGAAATTAATAAGATTATGAACAAGGTTATGTTAAGCTATGCGCCTGAAAAACAATAACACCAACGAAATGCCCGATTGGGTAACTCCACAAGACACAAGTATAGGTTTTCTCGGACTCGGAAAATTGGGTAAACCGGTTTTTGATACTATGTGCGAAGAATTTCCACATTGTGATGGTTACGATCCTGTACATACTCCTGAAAAAACACTTGAAGAAGTTGTAAAGGGTAAAGACTTTGTTTTCATTGCAGTTCCTACACCGCACGAAAAACAATATGATGGTTCCCAACCTACATATGACTTGCCTGTAAAGGATTTTGACTACACAATCCTTAAAGAAGTTCTTATTGAGCTCGATCAAGTGTTAGATAAGAATACACTCGTATGTCTTATTAGTACAGTACTTCCTGGTACAATACGTAATCAATTACTTCAGTATGTAAACAACTATCGTTTCGTTTATAATCCATATCTCATTGGTATGGGTACTGTAAGAAGTGATTTTCTAAATCCTGAAATGATGATTGTTGGATCTGATAATCCTAAAGATGCATATGAATTAAAGATGCTATATGATTGGTTGCTGACAAGTGAAGTTCGTTGGGAAATTGGAACTATTGAAGAAGCTGAATGCATCAAGGTTTTCTATAATACATTCATCAGTGCAAAACTTGGTTTGGTCAATATGATTCAAGATGTTGCTCATAAAGTTGGTAATATCAATTCAGAGAATGTTGCTATGGCTTTAGCAAACTCAACATATCGAATCATGAGTCCAATGTATATGAAACCTGGTATGGGTGATGGTGGACCATGTCATCCACGTGATAATATTGCCTTACGTAAACTCGCTCAAGATCTTGACCTTGGTTATGATTTGTTTGCAGAGATTATGAAAGCCCGTGATATGCAAGCCAAAAACATGGCAGATTTCTTATCACAGTTTGATATGCCAGTTGTAATTATGAATCGCAACTTCAAACGTGAGACACAGCTTGAAGATGGTTCTCCATTTACATTGGTTGGTTCCTTTATTGATGATGTACAGTATGAGCATGTTTCTGCGGTTCCATCAGTATATCTCTATGGCTTTGGAGTTACTGAAGAAGATTGGGCACCATGTAGTATAATTGTAGATGTAACACGCCAATATGTAACAAAGCGTGATGACATTCGAGTCATTCATTATGGAGATACGAGTTGCGTAAACTAAAATTTAAGAAGCCGGCTGGACAAAAGCCAAAGTTGCCAAAGGGTCAATATGGTTTTGTCATTGGTAATGGTACATCTCGTAAAGATATGGACATTAAGATGCTATCAGAGTATGGTATCATCTTTGCTTGTAACTGGTTTTTCAAGAAAGAGTTCAGACCACATGTATTAATTGCATCAGATGAACCTATTACCAAAACTATTCTCAAGGTGCATGAAACATATTCACGCCGCAACTGGTTTTACACATGGTTTCCAAAGCCTGGAACTGGTTCAAAGAAAATTCCAACACCAGAAAAATTTGCGGCTGGTCCATCAGCAACATTTATTGCAGCACATACATATGAATCACCTAAGATCTTTTTGATTGGCATGGATTTCTTTGGTTTTGAATCACCTAAAGATATTAACCAACCAGAAAATAATGGTGTAATGAATAATTTATATGAAGGTGAAAAGCATTATGCCAAACCACCTGAAGATAAAGAGCAAGTAAATGGTGCACCAACATTTCGTAATTGGCAAAGACGTTATCAGTGGATTATTAAAAACTTTCCACAGATTGAGTTCTATCACGTAAATCCATTTGAAGGTAAATCACCACCACGTTTGGTTGGCTTTGACAACTTTCATCAAATTACATATGAGAATTTAGTAGAACATATTGAGAACGATGCAGAACTCGTAGACATTAAAGAAGTTACACCTGATGATAAAGCCAATGCATATGCTCCGAATCCAGATGATGAGAGGTCTGTGATTGAAAGACAACTCGCTGGCCAAGAAAATATTATTTATGAAGATTTTCTAACACCACAACAAGTATGGGATATCAGAAAAGGTGCATTGGCTGAGCAAATGAAAATGGGTCCAGTTGAATCAAAAGATGCTATGCTCCAATTAGAAATAGGTCAACATATTGTTATGATTCCATGGCTTGGATATATTGAAAATGGTCATGCTAAATTGCCTACTGAAAAGATGATGCGAATCGCTTTTAAAGAGGAATACAAAGATAGACCAATTCCACAAAAGTTTTTGCAACAACAAACACCACCGAGTCTTGTACCACCTCCACCACCTAAGAAAAAGAAGCTTGGCGGCCTTCCACCGCCCCCATCCGTATAAATAATGTATGATATTAAAATGGCTTGTGTTATTAACAGCACTCACTGTGTCCGTAGTAGCGGCATGGTATTCAATCGCTGGATTGGCAGCAATCTTCGCTGCTGCAGTAATACCTGTCATAATTATGGGAGCAGCTCTTGAAACTGGTAAACTGGTTGCAGTCACTTACTTACACCGTTTCTGGGATGAAGCTCCTAGGCTATTGCGTGGTTATCTTACTTTCGCTGTTGCTTTCCTCATGTTCATCACATCGATGGGCATCTTCGGATTCTTGTCGAAAGCACACATCGAACAGACCTCAATCGTCGGAGATAACGGTGTGCAAATTGCCAGACTTGACGGAAAAATCGAGCGAGAACAAAGACAAATCCGAGACGCAGAAAAAGTCATCGGACAGCTCGACCAACAAGTCCAAAAGCTCATCGACTACGACCGCATCCGCGGAAGTGAAGGAGCTTTGGCTACGAGAGCTGATCAAAAGCCTGAGAGGGATTCGCTAGCAATAATCATCTCTACGGCTGAAGATAGTATAGACAAATTAGAACAAGAAAAATTAGTACTTGACAAGGAACAAATTGCGATAGAAGCGGAAGTCGGCCCTATCAAGTACATTGCAGAATTAGTATACGGCGAAACTGACCGATCAATATTAGAAGATGCAGTAAGATGGGTAATCATCGTGTTGGTGATTGTATTTGACCCATTAGCAGTTGCGTTATTGATTGCTTGGAACGATATTATTAAGCGTGAAAGGACTTCAAGAAAGGTTGAAGTTACTGAGCCAAAAAGTTTTGAGCAGATCATGGAAGAAACACCAGACTTCTTTACAAAAGTTGCAGAAGTTCTAGGTGGTGAATCTGAAGAGTCTATTGAAGTACCAGAAGAAGTACTTGAACAAATGCCTTCAGATTCTTGGCGGAAGAAGAAAAAGAAAACCGGCGGCCAGTAACTCAAATTTGAGTTATGGATCAGTTTATGATAATCCTATTAGAATTCGGGCTACCAGTCGCGGCAGCCGTTATAATGGGAATCTTTATTTACATCATCTTAAGATATATCCTATCATCAATCGTTGGACAAGTTCAAGGTATGTCAGGTATTGTCAAAGCTCTTGACAATCGAGTCAAAACCATGAACAACGATATGATTAAACTAGACATCCTTATATCTCATACATTGGATTTAACACCTGACGCGGAAAGAATATCACGCGCAGATGGCAAGGAGGATGCAAGACGTGACTGATAGAGCAAAAGAAATGTTTCGCAAATCTATTGGACCATACCTATGGTCTGGTAAAGATTTGTTGAAAGCAGCAATCTTAGGAATTGGAATCGGAGTCTTAATCGGATGGATGTTGTAACTATACTTCAACAGTATGGCTTTCCAACTTTAGCAGCAATTGCAATGGGTTACTTTATCTTCTTTGTGTATAACTTTATTACAAAAGAAGTAAAGGTGAAGCTGAGTGAGATGAATGTAGTTCTCATCGGTCTGATCGATAGGATCAGAATGCTGGATAACGATCTAATTAGACTACGTTCTAAGATCGACACAGCAATAACATTGAAAGAAAAAAATGAAAAGCGTAAGTAAGATACTTTTCTTTCTCGCACTAGCATTTCCTGTATATGCTAGCGAGTTGACATATGATTTTGGAAATCCAGCATTTAAAGGAAATGGTGGTTACTCAACGCACGTATTGAGTATTGAACAATTACAGTATCAAAGAAAACAACAAGTCGAAGACGAGCTTAAAGCCGAACAAGCCCGTCTCGAGAGAGAAGAGAATAGTAAAACTATAAACAAATTCGTTGCAAACGTAGAGTCTCGAATCTACGCCAATCTTTCCAAACAATTGGTTGATAATATGTTTGGTGAGAGTTGTAATTCAAGCACGGAAGATTGCCCGTTGAGTGGTACAGCTACCGTTGAAGGTGCTGAGATCTATTGGGTTCGCGATACTACAGCAGAAACAATCTCCCTTACAGTGACTGCAAATGATGGAACTATCACTGAACTTGTAGTACCTATTGGAGACTTTGCCTTTTAGGAGTTCGGATGAATAAACTTTCCACCATAATTGCGAGTCTTGCACTTTCAGCTTGTACATCACTAACGGTTTTTGATGATACAGTTGGTAATGCGCCAGTTACGGTGGGTATCTCACTTCCAACTCATGAAAGATTGGTGAGTTTGCCTGAGATCGATGGACCAGTTATTACTATTTCAGTTTACAATTTTCTGGATAAAACTGGTCAAAGAAAACCAAGTGAGAAGTTTTCACAGTTAAGCTCTGCAGTCGGTCAAGGTGCTGAAGTATGGGTTATACAAGCATTGAAAGATGCTGGTTATGGTGGGTGGTTTAAGGTAGTTGAACGAGTTGGTCTTGATAATCTTGTCAAAGAAAGACAATTGATTCGATCAACAAGAGAATCATATGAAGATAAAGATGTGAGATTGAAACCACTTCTTTTTGCTGGACTTATCATTGAAGGTGGTGTAATTGCATATGATTCAAATGTCACGTCAGGTGGTAATGGTGCACGATACTTTGGTATTGGTGCTTCTGAAAAATATAGAGTTGACCAAGTCACAGTAGCAATGAGAGTTGTTTCTGTTCAGACGGGTGAAGTGTTACTCACTGTCTCTGGTACTAAGACAATTGCTAGTATGAGAGAAGGAGTAGATGTATTTCGTTTCATAGATATGGGAACGAGAGCAGTGGAGATGGAGAGCGGCGTTGCTCAGAATGAGCCAGTAAATTATGCAGTAAGATCCGCAATAGAACATTGTGTGATCGAAATAGTGAACAAAGGCCAGAACAATGGTCTTTGGAAATTTAAGGAGAAGGAAGATGAGAAAATATCTCAGTAAAATCTTTGTCATCACTTTAGTATCGACCTTTGCATTTGCAAACGATATCTATGTTGAGCAGTCTGGCGACAACTTGACATTAGACATTAATCAAGATGGTCAGAATAACCAAGTTGGTAATTCAACCACTGATGCATCTGTAACAGGTTCTACTACTTCGTTAAACATTGATCAGGTAGGTGATTCGAACATAATTCAATTTGATGTGAATGGTTCGACTTTCACTGGTACGATTAACTTAACTGGTAATAGTAACGATATTGATCTGACTTGTGATAGCGGTGGAACTAATAGTTCTTGTGACAATGTCACAGCCTCAATTACAATGACAGGCAGTTCGAATGACGTTGATTTAGATATTGGTGAAACTTCTGACGCTGAAGGAAGTACAGTAACTATCACTGGTGAAACCGGTTCAGATTCGAACACGATTGCCGCAACAGTTGATGGTACAAGCGCTGTATTAACTTTGACAGTGGACGGAGATACGAACAATTACCTGATTGATATCGATGGTGATGGTGATATTAATGGTCATACATTGATTCACGATCATACCGGCGGTACAGGTGATATCGATATTTCACAATCAGGTATCTATGACAACGCAATCGATCTGACTACATCTGGTGATGGACATGATATCGACATTATTCAAACTGACTAGTTTTATCTTACTGGTTTTTACTGCCAATGCATATGCACTTGAGTCGATTGGTGACATACTAATTCAAAAAGGTAATGCAGTGATAGTTCATAATACAGAAGATAAGATTGCTACAGAGGGTTTGGATATATTTTCGTACGATGTTGTGAAAACCGGAAACGGCAGAACAGCAATCGAATTTGTTGATGATACAAGAGTTGATGTAACAGAGCATTCAAAACTTATTATTGATGAGTTTGTATATGACCCCAATACGAAAGTTGGCAGCCTTGCCATAAAGGCTGGTCTCGGAACTATACGTTACGCTTCGGGTCAAATAGCGAAATCCAACCCGCAGAAGGTGTTAATTTCTACACCGACTGCGGTGATTGGTGTAAGAGGAACTGATTTCAGCATGACTGTTGATGAGCTTGGTTCTTCTACAATTATTCTTCTTCCATCTTGCGATACTAATGGCAATTGTTATGTGGGAGAAATATCGGTTGAATCCGATGCTGGTCAAGTCATATTGAATCAAGCCTTTCAAGCGACAGTGGTATCTACATTCGAATCGCGTCCCATGAAGCCGGTGCTCCTTGAGCTAACTGAAGATATGATTGGAAACTTGTTGATTGTTTCTAGGCCAAAAGCCTTTGATGATTATGAAGAATTTCAAGAAAGAGCTAATGCTCTTGATATTGATTTTCTAGAGTTTGAAATCAAAGTAGATTTTCTAGAAGAAGATGAAGAACAATGGGAGACTGGCCTTGATGTTGACTTCCTTGAACAGAACTTTCTTGTAGATATTCTAGACCAAATCAACGAACAACTTGCAGCAGAGATGCGTGATGAGTTTACAAAGCAAAGAACTACTGGTGCTGTTGTGACCGGTAGGAATGAAGTCAGTGGTGTTGTCATACTTGATGACAATGATCGTTGGCTCTATCAAAGAGAAGGATCGTCAAATTATTTACAACTTCGCCTAGATAAAGAATATGGTTATGTAATTAGCTTTGTTCAAGGTGATGTAGAAGTAATTAACGATAGAGTTGGTGAAGGCACTAATAACATTTACATTTATCAGTCTAATTAGTTTTTCAGCTTTTGCAGAAAATAGTATATATGTAGAGCAAACAGAAGATGATAATTTGAATCTTAAAATACATCAAGAAGGTGATAACAATATAGTCGATATGTATGACACAAGCTCATACATTGAAGGTATTAACATGCACTTGCATCAGCACAATGTGTTAAACAATAGTTTGACTAATAAGATTGAGCTTTGGCATATTGACTCAGGCAATTCAATTAAATGGGGTCAAGGTGCAGCAACATGTATAACTTGTACATCATTTACGACTGATGTCAATGATGATGATATTGGTGGACAATATGCTTTGATAGATATACATGGAACTGGAAATAATATTGCTGGAACTCAAATGAATGCTGGTGATGGTTCACACTCATCTCAGCTTTATATATGGAGTGACAATAATGATATTGTCATAAAGCAGAAAAATGATAACGATAAATCACTTGTTCTATACACATTTAATGATGATAATGACGTGTCGATAACACAAAGAAATTCAGCTACACACAGTGCAACTATTTCACTTGATGGATCTCACGGTACTTCACTTAGTCTTACACAACATGGAAATACATCGCAGAGTTATTCCCTATCACAGAATTGTCAAACAAATGGTGGATGTTCTGTATCGGTAACACAGGGCAATTAAATAAAATTTAATGGAGAAAAATTATGGATCTCGTACAAGCATGGAATGAACTATCATATTTAGATGGCATACTATTCACTCTTTGGTTAGGCATCCTCTATATCGGTAAAAAGAAAATCGATAAGTGGTTAGACTAAATGAAGTGGCTAACACACTGGTCTGCGGCGCTTGTCACACTCGTCGCCTTATCGTTTTACGGATTTTCTGACCCTTATTTAAAAGAATTACTGCGACTCAAATCCTTTGATGTCGTACAACAATACGATAAAATTCAACCATCCGAGAATGTGGCTTTCCTAGAAATAGATGAAGCTACAATTGAGAAGTATGGCCAATGGCCATTCAAACGCGACGTCATGGCAGAGTTCATACAGCGTCTCAGAATAGATGGTGCAGGTGTGATTGTTATTCCTATTTTGTTTTCAGAGGAAGACAGACTAGGTGGAGATGATGCTTTATCTGATGTAGTGCAAGGAAATGGTGTAGTATTAGCACAAGTAGGAACTACACAAACAAATAAGAATGCTGTTTCACGCGGTGTTTCTATGATAGGTGACCCACTTCCATGGATGTATGCATGGCCTGGAATGTTGGGACCTATAAAGGATTTACATATTGCTGATGGCGTTGGTGTATTGAATACTGCTCCTGAAATTGATGGTGTAGTAAGACGAGTCCCATTGCTGATGAGAGTAGATGATGATGTATACCCATCGATTGCATTTGAAACGGTGCGTGTTGCAGTTGCTGATCCAAGTTATCAGGTAAAATCCGGAGCTGGTGGAATCATAGCAGTACGTATACCTGCTTATAAGACCGTGTACACGGACCCGCGGGCACGGGTGTGGATACGATGGAACAAGGAATTTATGAGAGTCAGTGCATCATCTGACTCATTCAAGGAACTTCAAGGCAAGATAGTAATCATTGGTTCTACAGCCGCTGGAATCGGTAGTATTATATCTACACCAAAGGGTGAAAGCTTTTCTCATAATGTGATTGGTACTACTATTGATACTATAGCTTCAGGAGATACAATACAGAGACTTGATACATCACTTTTCTTGGAGTACGGCGCAAGTATACTCCTAGGAATGATTTTAATTATACTTTCCACGGTGTGTGCATATTATATCTCAGGAATAGCAATTGTAACTATACTAGCAGGTTCTTCTTATGCATCATACCACATGTTTATGAATCATCTTCAATTGTGGGATGCATCGTGGATTATTATAGTTACTATGATTGTGGGTATTCATGCAATTTACAATAGATTTGTAAAAGAATTTAGATTACGCCAACAAATAAAGAAACAATTTGAAACTTATCTCGATCCAAGGCAGGTTTACTTACTGCAGAAAAATCCTGAGTTACTGAAACTTGGTGGTGAAAGAAAAGAAATGTCATTTCTTTTTATGGACATTGTAGGTTTTACACCAATATCGGAATACTACAAAAACAAAGATGATCCAGAAGGATTGGTCGAAGTCATTAACGAATATCTCAATCGCATGTCGGCTATAGTGTTGAAGAACGGTGGTACGATTGATAAGTATATGGGTGATTGTATTATGGCATTTTGGAATGCACCATTACCATGCTACGATCATGCAGATAAAGCAGTTTTGACGGCAATTGAATGTGCAGAGGAAACTGAAAGACTAAAAGAAATTTATAGAGAAAAAGGATTACCAGATATTAATATCGGTTCAGGTGTTAATACTGGAGATTGTATTGTAGGTAATATGGGTTCTGATTCGAGATTTGATTACTCAGTTATTGGAGATGCTGTGAATCTTGCAGCAAGACTCGAAGCCCAAACGCGAAACTACAAAGAAGGTGATGGCATTGTTTCGACATTGTTCTCACAATATACATATGAGCAACTCACGCTCTGTGAATCAGAAGAGGTGGATAGGATAAAAGTAAAAGGTAAGGAAGAATTGATTACCATTTACAAACCAAAAAGACCCAACCAGTGATTTACTGGTGGGTCTTCCTGTCGGGTTTTATAACCTGTTATTGGCTATTGCATACCTTTAGTCAGCGGCTAGGCTTTTGAAGTAATCTTCGAGATCATCATCATCTGATGCAGCTGCCTTTGTATCAGTCTCTTTCGATTCAAATACTTGTGCAAACTCTGCTTTAGTTGTTGAAGTTTCAGCGGTAGGAACCGGTGTTTCTACTTGTTTTTCAATTGGACGATCGCCTTGATAGTCATCACCAAGAACTTGGATCAGTTTAGCTTTTAACTCATCATATGATTTGAATTTATCTTCACCAATCAAGTCATGCACATCGTGTTGAGCTTCGAATACTGCACGCAGTTTATCTTCAGTCTCACTTAATGGTGCAACTTTTTCAAATGTAGATGCATCATAATTCCAGTAACCACCAACCATTTTGATTTTGATACGGAAGTTAGCACCAGCAATCAAGTCAAATGGATTGATTGGATCTTCATCAGCAAATTCAGGTTGCATAGCAGACATGAGTTTTTCAAAGATTTTCTGACCAAACTTGAAGATCTTTACTTTACCTTCATTTGATGGGTCATTTGGGTCATTCAAAACTAATACGTTTGCATAATATGCCGTACGGCGTTTTTGCTTACGTGCGATTTCTTTGTTTGCTTCAATTCCAGAATTCCAAAGTTTGGAATTATATTCTGAAACTGGATCAGTTTGACTGATAGTGGTAAGAGAGTTTTCAATATACCATTTACCAGTAGGACCTTGGAAACCATGGTCATATACAGTTACCCATGGTGTTTTACTTGGATCTTTACCAGGTAAGAATCGAACTACGGCATAGCCAGTTCCATCTTTACCCATACGAGCTTTCCAAATGCGGTCATCATCATATGATTTAGTTTCGGTGTTTTGTTTAAGCGATTGTGCCAGTTGGTCAAACTGAGCGGTGCGATTTTTTAGATAGTCATCAAAAGACATGTTATTTCTCCTGTAGTTGTTTTTTGATAGGTTCAATGTTTGCTGATTCAAGTAGTAGATTTACCATATTCACCACTTCATCTTTGTTTACGAGTTTGTCAAGGTAATATGTATTTACAGGTTTTGAATACTCTAATTGTTCATACCAAATTGGTGTGATATTTTTCGATAAACAATACTGTGATATCATATAACTAGAGCGAACCACTTGAATGCTCATTCTACGAGCAAATGCAAGGTGTTCACTACCCATACCACGTGGTTCCTTACCCATAGCAAGATGCCATAGTTTTAGTTGGTAGTTAACCCAACTTAATAAAGAATCCTTTGTGGATTTACGCATGATAAAGTGGTCTGCACGTTCAAATCCAAGCATATTGCTAAATTGATTCATGAGTACAACATAGTCATCCATGTTTTCATGCATATCATTAAATGTTTGGAAATCTAAGAAATCAAATTTACCAGCTTCATGAAATTCTTTGATGTCATAATTCCCATCAAAGTGTAAATCCTTGATGTGAAATGCTGCAAGTTCGTTTTCAAATTTAAGATTGTGCTTATCTGCCAAGTCTTGACAGAACTTTGTAGCACCACTTCTTGGTTCAGCTACAACGAGCATGAGAGTTTTCTTTCATTCATAGTTTCTCCGTTTCGTCGAAGTTGAGTTTAAAGTCTTCCTAGGACATGAATACATCGCGAGCAATGTCTTCATAATATTTATAGTCAAGTTTCTGTAAAACAAATGGACTATAATTCTTTACTTTTCTTATATAGTCAGGCCATACAAATGGTAACTGACAAACCTGTTCATGCTTCTGAAGAAACGGGAACAGCTGATCTAATAATACTACGGTTTCAAGATTTATTTCGTCTTCCATCACTTTTTTATGTATAAGCGGAATACTGTCATGAGCAACCATCAGACAATCGGGTGGGCCTGCTCGTTTTATCGTGTATAAATCTTCTTTAAATTTTTTTGGAAGGTTCTTGAAGTGTGCTTGGTATTCTTCCATTTTTACCTTTGACATGTTTCTGATCCAACATTTAGGATCTTCAAGAAAATGCGATAAAAAGAAATCTACTAAGTCTTTCTTCTCTATGATTTTGGTAAGCTTTTCAAATGAATAGACATCTTGCCTTTTTTGATAGGCATCAGTACTCGCATTGACTTTTCCATTGTATTTGAAAAAATCATAATCAGTCGAGAAATGTCTTTGTAAAGCAAGGTATGTAATGTATACCTCATAACCAAATCGTGTCATGCTACCGTATTAATTTTATATTTCAACATATTCATTTCAAGAGCATCCCGTTCAATCTTTTCTTTGATTGCTTTCGGTAAAATTTGCTTCATGCTCTCAGGTTCAATATTATATTTGACGCATATATCAAGTACTGCATCGATGTATGTACCACCGCCATACTTTACAATATCTTCAATTTCATTTGGCAACTTTTTAATTTGTACGCCAAAATCACTGTCACTAATTCTTCTCATCGAATAACTCCATTTGTGCCGATTTTTGTATCGCTGCTCGAGCAAGACGACCAAGGATTTGATCCATTGTAGTCACATTGCGTTCTTCATAATATTCGGCAATGATTTCAAGGATGCGAAGCTTTTCTTTTTCTGGTGATTGAGAAGTTTCGAAAAAGGTGATGATATCATTCATCACATCTTCAACATCCGTTGGTCCTATATATTCACTCATCCATTCTTTCTTTCTTCTACTTTATTGTAAAACATAGCAATCCTGTTTTTAAGTCTTTCGACCCACGGAATTACATGTTTACCATCTA